TATTGCCATTCCGCGAGGGTCGCGAGGGTTTGGCTCGCGTATATGTGGAGGGGTGTGGGGGAGTGGGGTTTGGGTCAGTGACCCATGTCGTGGGTTTCCGAAAGCTTCATATGACGGGAAACACCCTCGCTACCCTCGCACCCTCGTTAACGTGTTTGTCTTTGCGTCTCATTTTCATAGCGAGGGTCTTTTCTGACCCTCGCAACCCTCGCAAGAGGAAAAAGAGGATGGAAGGAAAAGAGGATGGCGGAAAAGGCGGAGTGGACCTGCCCCAAGGCCTGGCAATGGGTGCTCGAGCGCCGCTGGTTTTTGCTCTTGGTGCGGCCGGGCAAGGAATTCGTGGTGCGCGACATGCTGGTGCGGCGAGGGCTCGATGCCCTGGCGCCGGCAACGCGGGTGTTCCGCCGGCTCAACCGTTATGTCCGGGGGAAGGTCGACCGCGATTATCCGCTGATGCCGGGCTATGTGCTGGTCGGGTTTCCGGCGGAGGGGCCGATGGCCTGGGGCAGGGTGTTCCCGCCGCTCGGTGACGTCGAGGTTGCCGAGGATCGGCACCTGTGGCGATTGCGGGGAGAAAAGCTGGTCCGGGCGGTCATGGGGCGAAAGGGGTTGCCGGACCCGGTCAATCCTCGCCGGCTGGCGCAGTTCATGGTGGGGATCGGCGGCGATCTGGTGGCGCCGACCTCGCATCGCTACATGCGGACGCATCGGGAGTTCGCATGTGGAGACATGGTGGACGTGACGGATGGGCCGTGGCGCGGCCATGTGGCGAGGGTCGAAAGCATCAGCGGCGAGGTGGCGCGGCTGATCCTGCCGCTGTTCGGCATCGACGACATGGAGGTGCCCGTGCCTCTTGACCAGCTGGAGCGAAGCGCGTAACCATCCCGCCCGGACGATCTCGTGATCCGACCGCGGGCAGCGCTCAATAGAGCAGCGCATAAGGCCTGAGCGGCGATGGGGCCCAGCCGGTCGATACCGGTGCAGGCCCTTAGAATGTCCGAAATTTGAGCGCGCCCCGATCCCTCGGCGGCGCGTTTTGCTTATCCCCGCGACATTCCGCAAATTTGCGGGAGGTGACATGCGCCCAGGGCGTGATGATCGATCGCCCGAGGCATTGGCCTATCGGGCGCTCTATGCGGACGCCCGCTGGTGCGGACCGCGTGGGCGCCGTCGGTTGCACCTGGCCGAGCATCCATTGTGCGAGCGGTGCCTGTGGCGCGGGATCGTCAACGACGGCTCGAAGCGTCGCGATGGATCGCCGCAGCCGACGAAGCGGCGGCGTTACCTCGTCGTGCACCATCGCGTGCCGCATCGGGGCGACCCGGAGTTGTTCTTCGGTGGCGAGCTCGAGACGCTCTGCCCCGATCATCACGACATCGATGCGCAGCAGGAAGAAAGCGGGCGGGTGATCGAGGAGATCGCCCCGCTGACGGGCCTGCCCTTCGAGCCGCAAGGTGCCGATAAGCGCCACTAAACGAAAATCGCGGGCAGGGGGGGTGGGTGAAAAGTCCCAAAGCCTCAAAAACCCATACCGGCGCCCTAAGCACACGCGTTTGGTCGCGAAATTTGGCAGAAACTTTTTTTGTGAGGGCCGATTAGATGGGCCGTCGTGCATTGACGCCGGAGCAGAAGGCGGCGCGGGGCAATCCGGGCAAGCGGCCGATCAGGAAGGTCCGGCCGGTGCGCATCCGGCGCGCAACGCTGGCTCGGCCGAGCTGGCTGACCGACAAGGTCGCGATCGCCGTGTGGGCCAAGCTGCAGGATGGCGAGGGCGCCATCCACTTCCTGCGCGCCAGCGACGTGCACATGTTCGGCCGCTACTGCGTCTACATGGCCAACTGGATCGAGGCCAACCGGGAGATCAAGAAGTCGGGCGGCGCAGTCTATGAGACGACCTCGGCGCATGTCGACATGAAGCGGATCAACCCGTGGTTCGTCGTGCGCTCGCGGCTCGAGGATGACCTGGTCAAGCACGAGGAGAAACTGGGCCTGACCCCGCTCGACCGGCAGCGCATCGTCGTGCAGCTCGCGGCGGCCGCGCAGCATCCCGTGGGTGATCTGTTCGGGGGCGCGGGGGCCGAAGCGGCTTCCGAAGAGGGCGCGGGAGCGGACATGCCGCTGTCATCGGGGCCTGACATCAGCACGATCGGCGGGCTGAGCAGCCGGCTCAATTGATGGCAGACGATTCCTACTGGTTCGACCCGGCGTCGGCAGACTATGCCTGCCGCTGGATCGAAACCCGCTGCGTCTTTACCGAGGACAAATGGGCGGGCACGCCGTTCCGGCTCTCGCCCTGGCAGCGCGACGATATCATCCGGCCGCTGTTCGGATGGAAGCGCCGCGCCGACAACCGCCGCCGTTACCGGCGGGTGATCGTCTGGGTGCCGCGAAAAAACGGCAAGACCGAGCTGGCCGCGGCGGTGTCGCTGATCGCGCTGCTGGCAACGGGCGTGATGGCCGGCCAGGTCTATGCCATTGCCGCCGACAAAGACCAGGCGCGCATCGTCTTTGACAAGGCGGCACGGATGGTCGGGTGGTCGAAAGAACTGACCGACGTCGTCGAGCCGCTGAAAAACGCGCTGTTCGTGCCGAGCCTGCAGGCGAAGTTCGAGCCGATGTCGGGGACGCCGGGCGGCAAGCATGGCCGCTCGGCCTCGGGCCTTATCGGCGACGAGGTGCATGAGTGGCGCGACGACCGGCTTTATACGTTCATGCATCAATCGTCGGCGGCGCGGGAGGAGCCGATCGAGTTCCTGATCTCGACGGCCGGAACGCAGGAGGGCTACGGGTGGGAGCTCTGGCAGGAATGCCAGAAGATCCTCGATGGCACGATCGAAGACCCGGAAACGCTGGTCGTGATCTACGCCGCGGACCCGGACGACGATTGGACCGACCCTCAAATCTGGGCGAAGGCCAACCCCAATCTCGGCGTGTCGGTGCGCCTCGACTATCTCGAAACCGAATGCCGGCGGGCGCAGGAAAGCCCGCGGCTCGAAAACGACTTCAAGCGCTATCACCTCAACCTGTGGACCGAGCAGGACGTCCGTTGGCTCTCGATGGAGCTGTGGCGCAAATGCAGCGAGCGGCCCGGAGACGTGGACTATTGGCGCGAGTTGCCGGCGCTGATGGAGGGCCGGACCTGCTATGCGGGCATCGATCTTAGTTCCACGATGGATATCACGGCCGACGTGCTGTGGTTTCCTCCAGTGGAAGAGGGTGAGCGCTGGACCGTCATTCCCCGGTTCTGGATACCGGACGCCACCGTCGAGCGGCGCAGCCGGGTCGACCGGGTACCCTACAATATCTGGGTCGATAAAGGGATGGTGAGTGCCACACCCGGAAGGGTCGTGGATTACGACTACCTGCGGGAGCAGGTCTATGCGGACGCTGAGCGCTACCAGTTGCGGATGATCGGGTTCGACAAGTGGAACGCCACCCAGATCATGCTGGAGCTGGAGCAGGATGGCCTGCCGGTCAAGCGGCTCAACCAGGGCTTTTATACCCTCTCGCCACCTTCCAAGGAACTCGAACGATTGATGACCGGCGACATGATCGAGCATGGCAACCATCCCGTGCTGACCTGGATGGCGCGAAACGCCGGCTATGAGCAGGACGCGGCCGGCAACATCAAGCCGAGCCGCGCCAAGTCCAAGGAAAAGATCGACGGCATCGCGGCACTGGTCAATGCGATCGAGTGCGGCATGAGCGACGACGGCGAGGGTGGGCCCTCGGTTTACGAGACGCGCGGCATTCTGGAGGTCGAGTTATGATCGGCAGCGCCTGGAGGGTTCCCAATGTCGTGCCGGCGCAGGTAGCCACCGACGCGGCTCCGGTGCTGGCCATGGAGCGCCACGGCGGCGGCGATTCGGTCAGCAGAGAGGATGGTTGGTTCGTGCGCGTCATCGACGGCGGCAGGACCAAGGCGGGCGTGCCGGTCTCAGAGCATTCGGCGCGCAACCTGCCGGTCGTCTACGCGTGCAACAATCGCATTTCCAACCCGATCGCGCGGTTTCCCGCCCGCATGTTCAAGACAGGTCCTTCCGGAAACCCGGTACCGGTGGGGCCGGACGAGCATCCGTTCGCCGAGAGACTGCAATTTCGCCCGAACGACAGGATGAGCTCGCGCACCCTGCGCAAGACGGTGCAGGGGCACGCGCTGATGTGGGGCAACGGGTATGGTGAAATCGAACGCAACGGGCGCGGCCAGGCGGTCGGGCTCTACCCATTGCTCCCCGACCGGACGCGACCGGTGCGGGAAGGAGGCGAGCACTTTTTCCGGACCAGTATCGACGGCAGATCAATCCGCCTCGACCCCGACAATGTCATCCACATCATGGACCAGAGCCAGGACGGGTTTGTCGGTATCTCGCAAATCGCCGTTGCACGACAGGCGGTCGGAATCGGCCTAGCGACCGAGGAGTTCGGGGCCAAGTTCTTTGCCAATGATGCCAAGAGCGGCGGCTTCCTGATGCATCCTGGCCGGCTGAGCGGCGCCGCGCGGCAAAACCTGACCGGTCGGAACGGCGAACGCCAGGCGGCGCCGGAGAATCCGGCGGCGGGGCTTGAGCGGCAGGGCGGCCTCGACAATGCACATCGGGTCAAAGTGCTGGAAGAAGGGATGAAGTTCATCCAGACGACGATACCGCCCGAGGACGCGCAATTTCTTGGTACGCGCGAGTTCCAGATTGCGGAGATCGCGCGCATCTACGACGTGCCGCTGATCCTGCTGCAGAGCCATGAAGGCACCACGACCTGGGGGTCCGGCATCGAACAACTGATGATCGGCTTCGTGCGGCAAACCATCGATCCATGGGTCGATGCCTGGGAACAGGAGCTCAACTGGAAGCTCTTCACCGAAGAGGAGCGCGAGCAGGGCTTCCACGTGAAGTTCAACATGAACGCCCTTCTGCGCGGCGACATGAAGGCTCGCGCCGAATTCTACTCAAAGCTGTTCGGGATAGGCGGCATGTCCCCTAACCGCATCCTCGCCTTCGAGGACATGGACGGCATCGGCCCGGATGGCGACCATCACTTCGTGCAGGCGGGATATATGACGCTCGACCGTGCAATCAATCCGCCGGCGCCACCGCCGGTCGTCCCGCCGCCGGCGTCGACGGAAGAAGAAGACGATGCCGATGCCGTCGAGGAAGAAGACGCAAAACCCGAAGAGCAAGAGGCCGCTGCATGAGGTATCCGCTGATTCTTGCCGCCATGGCGGCGGAATACTGGGCCGTCGAACGCAACAAGCTCGAGGCGATGGTGAGCTTCCTCGCGCTGCAGGCGTCGGGCGTAAAGTTCGGCGCCGACGAGATCGAGGCGCGGATCGCGCCGCAGACGGCACGGGCGGTGGCACGGCGCGAAGGCGCAGTCGCGATCATCCCGCTAAGAGGCGTGATCTCCAACCGTGTCGCCATGGTCGACGATATTTCGGGGGGCGGAGGCGGCGCGAGCTCGGAAGCGCTGTGCGGGATGCTGCGGGCTGCTTTCAGCGACGAGGCGGTAAAGGCCGTGGTGCTCGATGTCGACAGCCCCGGCGGCGCCGTGTCGGGAACCGACGAGGTAGCTGCCCTCATTGCAGCCAACCGCGGCGGCAAGCCGGTGATCGCGCAGGTCAATGCGCAGGCGGCGAGCGCGGCCTACTGGATCGCCAGCGCGGCCG